TACCTGCCACACCCGTTCCCGTAAAGAGAACCGAGCAAGCACCTTTTGTCTGAAGCCATCCAAAACCGTCAGCGGCAATAACTCGGGGTGCAACACCAACAATAACTCCAGTAGGAGTACCCGGTTCAACAACAACTTCGTCGTAAGGATGTTTGACAATAATGAATTTTGAAGCCGTAGTAAGAGCTATAAGCAAAGGGTCTTCAAGTTCAATACTACCTAATGTTGCCGCTACAGTAGCGGTATTGCTTTTAATTCGATAGAGATACCCTTGGCCTGGGGTAACATTCACTGAAAGATATCCTTCAGCGAATTGATTTACCGCCCAAGTTGTAGAGGTTGAGGTTACAACTGTTGTACCTCCAATCGCTACCGCCGTATTAACTCCTAACCCGCCAGTTGGCTGATCATTTGTTGCGTCAAGCGGAGCACTTTGATACACCTGCCCTGCGATAGTGGCAGTACCGCCGTTTTTGAAGTACCGGAACCCTCGTCCGTCTATTGTCTCAGCATACGTTCCCAAAGGAAGTTGCTGAGTTGTAGAGTCCTTTCGCAAATCCTGTCCAGTAACCTGTAGAGGACCCGCTAATTGAGTCTGCATAATTGTATTTAATTAGTTAATAATTTAATCTGTATCAACGTACCAGATATTTGTGCTCGAACCGATATTTACTGCGGAGGGTACTTGGTCTACTCCTGTACCGTTGTACAACCTCATAGTAACGAATCCTGCAGTTGAGGACGCTTTTGCAGATATAATATCCCATCCACTCGCGTTTAGACTAAGCGCCGTAGTTTTAGTTGATGTTGCTAGTTGAGCAAATACTACATCTCCTGACGCAATACCTGTTACCGCACAATCAATCTGGATACTAGAAGTTGCAACCACTGAAACGTCACCTTCTGGTGCACGAAAGTCGCAAGTAGTAGCTTTTAGTTCAGCGTTGTCTGAACCATTTGCACCAATCTGAAAGTTCTTTTCGCTGTAATACCCTCCGTTATACTGAACATAGGGCATATAGTTTTCAGCAAGAAGTCCTCCTGCCGCTCCTAAACTGTCTTTAGGAGGGAATTTTGGAATATCTTGTACAGGACTCGTCAACACGACTACAAGAGCACCTATGGCAATTAGCACTGCACCTACTGAAATGAATATATTTTTCATGTGATTTTGATTAGTTTATAATCACATTAGACAGATGTAATTCCGGTAAGTTTTGCGTGCCTTTTGAAGTTTCGAGAGATAAGTTCTCCGCCAAGATAGATATGACCCACAACCGATGCTGAGTTTGTCGGTTTAATCCATCCTGACCACGAAAATCCGAGACCTTCAAGCGAGGAATAATCGTTACCTTCAATATCTTGAGATCGATATTTAATAGCTTCAGTCATTGCCATTGGAAGACCATACCAATCAATAAAGTCCTCATTGACAAAATACATTACGCCTGATGTAGATTTCTCATCTGCAAGAATAGGAAATCCTTTGAAGAAAAGACCAGTAAATCCAGTACCTCCTACCATTCCTGTTCCTACTTTACCGAGATTGCCTGCCGCCTTCATCATTGAGACATCTTTTGCGATTCGCTCTTGTGGTTGAAGAAGTTGCTCATAAAGCGAGAAAACCGCTTCTGTTGTCAAACCAATAGTAGGTTTCTGTGCGCCTGACGACGCCGCATTATAGAGCGTTGACATCTTTGCAAGAGAAAGAGTCCCTGATGATGCTGTTACAGTTGATTTTAGAGTTGTGTATGTTGACCGAGACAAAGTACCAATAGTTGTTACATTTGTCGCGTCATCAACAATTGCTTCTAATCCGAGAAAATCTTTACTTCCGTTTCCTGTTCCATCTCCATAGAAGAGAGTTCCAATATCGTCAGCCATATCTTGAGCGGTTGACGCCATCTCAAGTTTAGCCAAATCAATAACTTTCTCTTCTGTGGCATTTGCTGAAAGCTCGTCCAATGGGAGAGCTACCGACATTTGATAGAACTTAGGAACAAATTCAAGATTCACTCGATTGTCTGTTGCTGATGTAGAGAAAGTATCAAATCCTGCAAATGAAGTACCAGTTGTATTCTTAGAATACTTGACTGGGAACTTCATTCTCTCACCAACAAATTTTGATGCTCGTGAAAGCATACGAGTCGCAAATACGTTTCCGTTAAGAATAGTATCTACAACTTTTGGTAACAACTTCGATTGTGTCGTAGTTGTTACGCGAGTTCCAAGTGCGCTCATTTTTGAAGTGTTAGTTTATAAATTTCCCCATGACGTTCGTCGTAATTCATTAGTCGTCATGTAATCTTTTGGAGGTTTTTCTCCTCCTGTTGTCTTTGTAGTAGTATCAGCGAGTATTTTACGAGCGTCTGAATGAGAAGTATCAGGTTTTCCTTTTAACATCTCATGAATCTTATATCCTTTCTGAAAATCGAAATTATTGTTTTCGTCAGTAGGACGGTAATCAAGCATTGTTTTTATAAGCTCATTTCGGTCAAACTTTTTTCCTTCGTCTTCAAGTTTCTTAACCTCATTATCTACCCACTTATTCCATTTCGTTGTTTCTTCTAATGCTTGGCGTTGATACTGTTCCTGACGTTCAATAACTTTCTTTTCGATTTCCTCAGTTCGAACTTGCTCATACTCACTGTACTTCTGCCACGCTATCTCGTTTTCTCCATATAATTCCCGAAACCAATCAGGTATATCTGTTGATTCGGTCTTTTTGGAGTAATCTTCTTTGAAAGCGGCGAGTTCTTGAATAATTTTAGTATTCTCCTCGTCTCGCTCTCGTAACCTATCTAGCTCGGTTTCTCTTTCGATCCACCGTGGATGCTTATGAAAAGGCAAATTATCTTCGGGAGTACTCTCGCCCTCCTTTGGCTTGTCCTCTTCTGGTTTGGTTTCGGGTAGCGACTCCGGTGGAGTTTCCTTCTCCATGTCCTTGAAAGGATCTGAACCCTCTGTGGGGACATCCGCTAGAATTTCTTTTAATTCCATATATTTACGCAGGGGTTTTTAATGGGAACTCCGAGCAAACCCTTAATAATAATTATTTAATAGATTTCTTCATAGCTTCCATCATTTTATACTGTGTGTATTCAGAATCCATATTCGTACTTCCTTCACGTTGCATTTCTTTGAATTTTCGTCTTTCTAACACTTTTTCTCGCGCTTTATCATATCGTTCACCTAGTACTTTGTTAAATCGCCGTACGGGAAACGAGACCATATCTGACATAACTTCTGTTACTTTGTTTCGGTTATCTCGCATATCGTTTCAGTGCTTTTTCTTGACCAACCTTATTTGGCAATGCTTTTATTGAAGATGTTTTTGAAGCAAATTCCTTTGCAATTTTAGGATGACGGGCAAACATATAACGTGCTTGAGCTTTACTTTTGAACGGCATTATCGTACAGGCGTGGTTACTTGTTTAACAAGACCTTGTAAAAGAATCTTCTGTTGATCTTGAGTATTTTGTTGTTGCGACCTTTTTTGTTCTCCTTCTTGTTGCTGTTGGACTTGCTGTTGTATCTGTTGTTGTTGTTGAGCTTGTTGAATAGCCATTTGTTGCTGTTGTTGCGCTTGTAAGTCAGGAAATAATGCTATAGGGTCTGCTTTCCATAAGAATAAGTTCTTAGCGGCCTCACGGGGATTTGGAAATTCTAGACGATCAAAGAATGTAATTGGATCAATACCTTGTGCACCCCATAATTCTATTGCTTCATTTCGTTTGTTAAGAGGATCGTGAGGTATCATTGACCCTTCTTTTACTCCGATTGAAAGTTTTAAATCTCCAAATTCGCTGTTTACTAGTTGAATATATTCTTGAGTCCGTTCATTGCCGAGAACTGCGGCAAAATGTGGTTCGTCATAGTACACATACATCAGTTGAACAAACCAATTGAATACTTTATCTGAAAACTGTTCGAGATATGTTGAAACCCCGCCACCAATCCGGTCTGAATCTTGTCCTTTAATAATTAGTTTCCCTCTAACTGTTTGTTCGTTTACTGTTCCTTGAGGAGTAGAACCACGCGTACCAAAGATATTACGTAACTCATTTCGGTAGTCAAGCAACGATTCATACACAAATGAAGGCAAAGGTTCTCCTGAGTCACGTTTGATTGAATCGTTTACGTTACCTGTCGGAACCCATATTGCACCACCCCCTCGTAATGCTTTTGACGCCTTATTAGCTTGTTCTTCAGTAAACGCTTCTCCTGATACTATCAATCCGCCATTTGTATTATCGGCGTTTCTATCAATCTGTAAAAGACGTTTATTGATTAAATCTTGTAAACTAAGGTTTTGTTGGACTAAATTAGTGTCGTCATGCGGATGTTTCCCAAGATTAAAGATTGAAAGAAATACATATGGTTTTTTACGGTTTTTGAAGTGATTTCGCCCAGGCACTGTTTGTGTTTGAGGTTTTCCTGTCTCATCAATAGGCGGTTGACCGGTAAAAGGGTCGGCAGGGAGAGGTTGTTCAGTTTCATAATTCCAATGAGGATTCTTATTTTTTGCGAGAACTTCGTCTTCTAATGTCCAAAACACATAGTCATCAGTTGTCCACATCACATATTGAACTTTGGTTCCCATTTTTTCTTTAACTTTGTCTGTAATGAATGCTGTTTTTTTAGGAAACCGAAGAACTAAGTCTGATGCCATATCTTCTAAAAGCTCACCAATGTAATACCCAGTATATTCACATTCCTCTATAGTTGCTTTTGGGTCTAAAATGAGTTTCTGGGGACGTAAAGGAACAGACGTTATATCGTTTTCTTTCATTGACCACCCT